CTCACGTGTCAGAGTCATTAACTCTGAAAATTACTATAAAGTAATTTGCGTCCAGCCGCGTTTCGAGGTAACTCGGCGCGGCACCGAGTACTGGTCAGCCCGAAGAGCAGCCCCCATAGGATTCACAGAATCCTTATGGTCACTGTCTGGAGGCATCCCGGTCTTAAGAATGCGATGTTTAGAAACTACTCTTGACAAGTATGTTTCGAACGTCACCTTCTTATGAGACACATGGACGGCTCGCGGTGTAGGCCCATAGCCCTCAAGAACGTGCAGACGCGTATTCCAACGCGTTCGCACATTCGATGAGGAGTTTAAGGCTCTCACATCTCGATCAGGTCTCACGAACTGAACCATGCCCCGATTCACCGTAGTGAACGGTATTGGGACATGGCGGTTGAGTAGCTTCTCCAAGCACTCCGCCAGGTTCGTGTAGCCACGACGATACGCTTCGTTTGAATACGAGACGTATGCCATGACCGATTGGCCAGTCCAGCGATGAGGCAGTAGCTCCTTGATACGGAGCGGTGTGACAATGACGCCCTTATAGGCGTCAACACCACAGGATTCTCGAAAGAATCCCGTTACACAGCACTTGTTCGCGTTCAGGAGTAATCCTGTTCGCTGCAAGGACTGTTCTATTACAGGATAGTCTTCCCTGTAGCAGATAATATCATCGCCGTAGACCCATACACGATTACGCAGCTGACGTAGCAGCGCAATGCCAAGATTCATCTTGGATAGTACGGGATCTGCGTATCTTATCGCAGCAAGGCTCAATGCCCAGAACGTAAGCGCCTCAACGGGAAAGCACACTGCTGACCCCATCGGCGCAAACTTATTCAAGGCTATGATCCTTCCATCTGGGAGCTCCGTGTGAGAACTCCGTGAAGCCATAAGTGCCTCAACCCAGTTTCCTGGGAAGAGATTCACTACATGGCCCACAGAGACTCTATCCGAAGCCTCCTTCATATCGAGCGTTACAAGGTCCGCACCGCGGACCGTTTCACCCCTAGCTGGTTTACGACCAGTGGGATCAAACGGACTTCCTTGTAGCATTGCAAGCGTTGAGGGGTATCCAATACCCTCTGCCGGATAGGCAGAACCCAAAGATTTGGGGCACTCAACTACGCTGCGGTCAGGACTGACAACCCAGGCTGATCCATCATGGACCAGTCGGGTTGAGTCCTGGGGTAACGAAGCCCTCCAAGCGAGATACCTGTTGGTATCTTGCGAAGAGAAGTTGACATTACCGGCAGTGAGCCAATGTGACTCTAGACGCCTGACGAGGCGTTCACATTGGCCTTGTTGGATCCATTGGATTTCCAATGGTTCCATCGATATTAGCCGTGGTCCCCTTGAGTCTTTAGGCACTAGTACTACTTTCGCAGTACCATGCTTAACAGACTTCCAGGGGAGTAGCTCGCCTTTGTCATTCCGGGTGTGAACCCCTCCTGACGATAGGCACTCCGATACATGAGCAGCATTCATATAGAAGTACTCATCTAACGGATAAACAGAGGTTAACTCTTCGAAATCGCGCGTAAAATACGCCTTTTCGTCAAGTTTCTCCCCTGTGGCTACTGATCCAGGACCGTGTCTCGGCATAATGAACCGAGGATCAACGTTCCCAAGAACTCTGCAGACGAGGTGTCTAGCAAAGTTCAACTCCATTTTGTGGAGTGGATCACTGATATGCCATGCCTTACCAAGGCCGGCATCCGTCTGGACAAATTCTTCCAACACACGTTGGACGTCTTTGTCAGCGTACGGCATCTCTAGCTTGTAAAACAAGTAGAGCAGTTGGCGTAGATACGCGAGTGCGTCTGGATTGGCATTACTGCTTTCCAGACCCTCTTCATTAAACACCTCTCTTACCAGCCACCCGAGAAATCGGGGAGCTGGAGACTTACGCCTTTTTGCAAAGGCGGGTACCTCGAGAGGGGTCCCTCTAGATAAAGCTTTGTCAAGAGCTTTACCGTAGAGAGGTAACGTTTTGGTTAAAAACGTTACTCCCTCACACTTGAATCGGCGCCTTATGAGCGCCAAGTCTCGTGTGTGTTCAACGATGTTTTGTGCAGGAAACGCACTCGCTACATCTCTGTAGAGAGCGCACAACATATTCATGTATTCAGTATATACTGTATTCATTGGTATGGGCTATTACTAGTTCCCCTTCTACGTTGAAGGGTGTGACTATTCCTAGCCATGCTCTCTACCGACCTCTTGTAACCTAAGGTTACAATCCCATCGATGCTCGATTCCCTAGTTAGAATATCTAGCTAAGTTGAACATCATTCGAACCAGTTCGAGACTAGCCAGGATAAATCCTGGACTAAGAAGAACTGTTGGCACTACTATCATCCAAGTTCTCATCGGATCGTTGGTTTTTGGAATCTTTTCCATTAGCCTTCGCCCGCGAGAACGCGGATAAGATTAGCATTAGACGAGGCGCGAAGCATTGAAACAATGCTAAGCAAATCATCAGCAATCTGGGTAGTAGTTGGCGTCTCCGATCCCAAACGCGGGACTTCCAAAACGATTTGAACACTCCGATTAATTCGGAAGTTCGGGTCGAGTCGAGAAGTCTGCGTGCAATTAATATCGAGCCGGCACAAGTGCCGATCGAAAATAATATCAGGAGCAGGAGTACTGGCGTTGGTAACGGTCTTAAATCCTTTCTCAGTCCGCACAGAGTGCGAAATGCGAAAGTTTTCAGGGGCAGTTGTTGCAACAGCAGAAGCCGTGCGATTCGTTTGATTCACAGTGGTACCGGGCAGCAAGCTGTATACGGTAGGGGACGATGTCCCCGCTGTGATGGCGGTTGATGGGTCGAGTGTTAGGTCAGTGCTAAGCATGACTATTGTAGTTGGTTTAGGTTATTATGTGCCATGGCGTGAGTTACCCTTCCTATACAGGATGGATGCTCAACCATGGCGGTACTTCCGCTTATCCCTTGTTCCTGCCAGAGCTCCCGCGAGGGAGAATTGCATGAACGTAGGTAACTGGAAGCCATCAGTGAGTTCGAGGGCAGGACGCCATCGAGCTCGCTCGTAATAGTAACGTTCTTCTGTTGACACTTCCCATTTATACGAATTTATAGTCGTTGTAATAGGTTGTGTTGCGGGCCGACGATTAATCGGTGCGTAACAGGTGATAGTTGCTACTTGACTCCACTTCACACTATGTGAAGCGTCGTGTATCACTACTTCCATTCCAAGATCATTGGGCGAAAACTGGCGAAGCCAGCCTCCAACGTCAATGATCCAGTCAACTACAAAGCTAAACGGGATCGCGTTCCAGATGATCTGAGGATTAATTTTAATCCCCAGAGCCTCTAAGAAGCCGCGAATTTTCCGTCTGGTTTCACCGAACGCCCCTTGAGGGAACGTGTAGGTGTAGTCTATTGTAGCATGGTAACGTGGTTTAAAGTCCCATGTATTGTCTCTCCGAGCAATAAACAAGTCTGCGCCCCCCGAAAAGGGGCCAAACTTGTAGAATAGCTTTGAGTGCCAATCGGACTCTATCACGCCACTAGGTAGCTCAGGAACTTCGAGGTTAATACCTCTACGTCTCCGGAGCAACTTGCCTTGGTGGCGCTCAAGATAGTCTAGGCGTTTGCCTAGACCTTCGAGCGCCTTGTACATGGCGAATAGGTCGCCAACGAAGGGTTTCCAGCCGAAGTTCCAGTTGAGGTAATCAGACATGATATCCTCTCCTGTTGTAGTTCGTCTGTATTTTGAACTTTTCCTTAGCATTTTGCGTCGGGTCAGGAAATTTCCTGCACCGAGCTTGAGCAAGGTATGTTCAATAGTCTTAAAGTCAAATTGTCTCCTTAAGTCTTTTAACTCAAGGATAAAATTGACCGCCGACACTCCGTCGTTTACCTTCGGTAACAATTGCTCCATCATGGAGCGTTGCACCGAAATGGGTACCGTAGCCAAGCTTGGCCGATGCGATGCATCGGTTACAAACATTGACCTAGTAGCCCCGGCCCCGAATCTGAGCATAGCACCGATCTTCATACCGTTCGTACTCCAGAGGAAGTTCTCGCTGTTAAGCGAGGTTCCGTAACCTGGAAAAGTACGAGAGTAGTTATGTTCGATGTTCAGCTCACAGGGCCGCTCGTCATACGAGTATCGAGTATGTAGGACTTCCTTCTCCCCAATATATGAGGAGGGGTCGTCCGTTATAGTCTCGATACTGTACCCATAGCCAGGAATATTCTCCGTGTAAACGGGTATTCCAAACGATGGATGGCGCTGCCACTGGCCCATATGGACCTGTGCAGCCGTTGTGCGAGTGCGTGTACGCATAGAACAGAAGTTGAACCCCCAGCCCTTACG